CTGAGAATGCCGCAATGCGTCAACCCGATGGCGCCATGGTCCGCACCGCTGCTGGCCGTCGCGCAACCGATATCGCGAAGTCTGGCGCCAAGACGATCCTGACCAGTGGGTCGGGTGTGTCGGTGGCGGCTCCGACTGAGCGCAAAACACTTCTCGGCCAGTGACCGGCATGCGCCCGCCCGAAACCACTCGCCGCAAATCCGAGCGCCGCAAGGAAAGCCTCAAATCCATGCGCACGCCATTCGAGGCGCAGTGGAAAGAGCTTGCCGAAAATATCGCGCCATCCCGCCTACGGCTCCAACTCAATCAGGGCGAGGGCAATAAACTCCGCTCCCGCATTGTGGACAGCACCGGCACATTTGCCCTGCGCACCCTCGCCAGCGGCATGCACTCGGGCATCACCAGTCCAGCCCGCCCATGGTTCCGGCTGACCACATTCGATCCCGACCTCAAGGATTTTGGCCCGGTCAAGATGTACCTCGATGCGGTCGAGACCCGCATGCGCGAAATCTTCCAGGGCTCCAATCTCTACAACTCGTTCCACATGGGATACGCCGACCTTGGCCTGTTCGGTCAGTCGTGCGGCCTGCTGGTCGAGGATGACAAATCCATGATCCGCATGATCCAGTTGCAGCACGGCTCATTCTGGCTGGCCCGCGATCATCGTGGCGTGGCCGATACGCTATGCCGCGCGTTCTCATGGTCGGTCGAGCGCATCGTTGCCCGGTTCGGCTATGACAAATGCTCGCTCGGCGTCCAGCAGCAGTACGACAAGGGCAATTACGACGAGCGGTTCACGATCAACCATCTGGTCGAGCCGCGCCATGACCGTCAGCCCGGAGCGATCGACCGCAGGAACAAGCCTTGGGCCTCGCTGTATTGGGAGGAAGGCGCAACCAGTCGTCTCGGCGCCCGCGATATCATGCTTGAGGAAAGCGGCTTTGACGAGAACCCGATCATTGCGCCGCCGTGGGAGCTGATCGCCGAGGATCACTATGCGCACTCGCCGGGTATGGAAATCCTGCCCGATGTGAAGATGCTGCAAGTCGAGCAGACCGATAAAATCAAGGCCATCCAGAAGAAGGTCGATCCGCCCATGAAAGGGCCGACCTCGATGAAGGGCAATCCCGCATCCCTGCTGCCGGGTGCGCTGACCTATGTGGATGATCCGACCGGGCGTGGTTTCAGCGCCGCAATCGAAGTCAACCTGCAAGTCAGCGAGTTGCGCGACGATATCCGCGACGTGCAGGACCGCATTCGTCAGGGGTTCTATGCCGACCTGTTCCTGATGCTGTCCAATATGGAAGGCATTCAGCCGCGCAACCAGTTCGAGATTGCGGAGCGCAAAGAGGAAAAGCTGCTCGCGCTCGGGCCGGTGCTTGAGAATATCTATGGCAACCAGCTCGCCCCGGTCATTGCCCGCACCTATGCGATCATGGAGCGCCGTGGCGAATTGCCGCCCGCACCGCAAGAGCTTGAGAGCACCGAACTCAAGATCGAATACATTTCCATGCTGGCACAGGCTCAGAAGGCCGTGGCGACTGGCGGCATTGAGCGGCTGTTCTCGTTCGTGGGCAATCTCGCCGCGGTCAATCCTGCCGTGCTCGATAAGATCGATATGGACGAGGGCGTTGACCAGTATGGCGACATGCTCGGCACGCCGGTTGGCCTGATCGTGGCCGATGACAAGGTGGCTGAGGTTCGCAAGGGCCGCGCCGAGCAACAGGCCAAGGCCGCACAGGCTGAGCAAACCGCAACCATGATGCCCGCCGTTCAACAGGGCGCGCAGGCCGCTGAGCTACTGAGCCGCACCGATACCGGAACGCCGGGGTCGCTGTTGGCTAAATTGGGGATTGGGTGATGACATCCCGCCTATACGAGGTCCGTCTTGCCGGCGAGCATTCCGTGTTTGTGCTGGCGACTGACCATATCACCGCCTTGAGCCTTGCCATGGTCTCTCGCCCGATCAAGCTGGATGACAGCGTTGCGGTCTCGGTGGTCAAGAACTTCCTGATGGCGCCGAGTAGCTCGACCGGCATCCCGCCCCGAGATACCGGCAGGAGCTGGATGTGACTGATTTGCAGTCCCAACCATCTACGCCGCAAACCGATCAGGCGATGCTTGATCTTGAGGCGGTTCTAAACCTCCCCCAAGGCAGGCGGTTCTTGATGACGATCCTGGGGCGATGCGGCGTTTATGGCAGCGCCTATACCGGGGACGCATCGGCAACCGACTTCAAGCTCGGACAACAGAATGTCGGCCTATGGCTGATTAACGAGCTGGAACAGATCAGCCCGACGACCTACCCGCAATTGTTGCTGGATCAGGCGCGGCTTGAAAAAACGGAGACGGTGCGTGTTCTTGATGCAGAGTAAGCCGGTATGGGCACCCGAGGGCGATGGCGGCGCGGCACCTGATGCGAGCGCCACGATGTATCCCGACGACCAGCCTGTTGCTGCCGGTACTGTTGCGGAAACGGCACCAGAGGGAACGCCACCGGCACCAGAAACGCCACCCGTCGCTGATCCCGTCGCTGCCGATCCGCTCAAGCCTGCCGGTGAAGCCGCTGAATGGGCCGAATACGTCGATGACCCGGCCAAGACGCCCGAGGAAAACGCTGCGGCCCGCGTCGAGAACGATGCCAAGCATCCGATCAATCAGGTGCCCGAGGATGGCAAGTACAGCCTGACCATGCCCGAGGGCATTGAACTCGATACCGCGCTGCTCGATGCACTCGGTCCCACGTTCAAGGAACTCAATCTCTCCAACGGCCACGCTCAGGCGCTGGCTGACAAATTCATCGAAGCTCAGCGCGCCAAGTCCGAACAGGCCACGGCGCAGTGGGCCGAGACCATCAACGGCTGGGCTGACAAGGCCAAGGCTGATCCCGAAATGGGCGGCGGCAAGTGGGATAAAACCCTGGCATCGGCCATCAGCGCCCGCGACCGTTTCGGCTCGCCCGCGCTCAACGAATATCTCGAAGCATCCGGGGCGGGCAATCACCCCGAGGTAATCCGTTTCATGGCGAAGGTCGGTTCCATGATCGGCGAAGACAATCCGGCCATCAGTGACAACCCAGGGCGAAAGGTCAGCACGGACAGTGCCTCGATCCTCTATCCCGATGACACCCCGAAGGGCAAATAACGATGGCAACTCTGACATCGACCTATCTCAATCTGATCGATCTGCATAAGCAGCAGGACCCTCGCACTGGCGAGATTATCGAAGTCCTGAAGCAGCAGAACCCGATCCTCGATGACGCTGTTGCCATGGAATGCAACATGGGCGCCATTCACCGCCACGGCATCCGCACCGGCCTGCCGACGCCTGCATGGGGTCGCCTCTATCAGGGCATTCCACAGAGCAAGTCCACCATCCAGCAGGTCGATGACACCACTGGTTTCCTCGAAGCTCGCTCGGGCGTCGATACCCGCATGCTCAAGCTGTCGGACAATCCGGCTGCGCTGCGCCTCGGTGAAGCCAAGTCTCACCTCGAAGCGATGAACCAGGAAATGGCGTCTGGTATTTTCTACCACGACACCGCGACCACTCCTGAAAAGTTCAAGGGCCTCGCTGCACGCTATGGCGTCAAGGGCGGCTCCGGCGCTGGCAACCAGATTGTCGATGCTGGCGGCACCGGCTCGGACAACACTTCGGTGTGGTTCGTGACCTGGGGCGATCATGCCACGCACCTGCTCTATCCCAAGGGCACCAAGGCCGGCGTTGATCGTCAGGACAAGGGCGAACAGCGTGTCACCGATGCCAACGGCGACCCCTACTATGTGAAGGAAGAAACCTTCGAGTGGCACATGGGTCTGGCCGTCAAGGATTGGCGCTATAACTCGCGCATCGCCAACCTCGACGTTTCCGATGTCATCGGCGATACGGTCGATCTGCTCAAGTTCATGCGTCAGGCTTACTACAAGCTCCAGTCGCGCCGGATGGACAGCAAGACCAGCCGCATGTGCATCTACATGAACAAGACGATCCTCGAAGCGCTTGACGCTCGCACCACTCCGACCGGCACCTCGTCCGCGACGGCGTTGCAGCTCACGCGCAAGGAACTCGAAGGTCAGGAAGTCTTGACCTATCGCGGCATTCCAATCCGCGAAATCGACGCCCTGCTGAATACCGAAGCCCGCGTTCTGTAAACACTGGTGCTTAATTAGCATCACACGACAACACCGGGCGCGGTAATGCGCTCGGTCCACCGATCGGTTCTCAGAAAGGGCCATGCAATGATTTTCGACCGCACTCTGCTGTTCTCGAATGCTCAGGCGATCACCGCCACGGCAGCATCGACGGACATTGTTGACCTGCTCGCTGCCGGGACCGTTTACGGCGCCGCCTCCGCTCTCACCAAGGATATCGGCAAGGGCGAACAAATCCCGCTGCTGATCCAGGTTGTCGAGGCGTTCAACACGCTGACCAGCCTGACCGTCGCGGTTCAGTGCTCCGTCGATGCGGCGTTCACCACGCCCAAGACGGTGCAGTCCAGCACGATCCTGCTGGCCGACCTCACTGCCGGCAAGGGTATCAACCCTGTCGTCGTGCCGCCCGGTCTGAGCATGCGCTACATGCGCCTGTATTACACCGTCACCGGCACCGCGCCGACCCTCGGCAAGATCACTGCCGGCGTCGTCATGGGCGTCCAGACCAGCGGCGTGAACTTCTAAGCTCAGGCCACGGAAAGGCTCACAAAATGCACACTGTAACTGCCATCGCCAACGGCTATTTTGGCGGCAAAGTCCGGGTTCCGGGCGAAGTATTCGGCATCAACGCCGTCGAAGACTTCTCGGTCGAGTGGATGAATACCGATGATCCCAAGGTCATCGCGCACGTCCGCAAGATCGCCAAGTCCGAAGGCAAGTTTGAACTGGTCATGTCCGACAAGGCGCGCGCCATCGAGAACGCCAAGACGGAACGCGGCCAGCGATACACTGACTGGCTCGAAGCGCGCGACGATATCGAAGACCCGGCGCCTGAAACCCGCCGCGTCAACACTGGCGGCACCGATGGCGTCGTGGGTGCCGATATCCCCAAGGCAGGCCAGAAGCTCTCCGCTCCCGAGCGGATCGCCGCTGCCAAGGCCCTGACTGGCCGTGATGACATCACGACTGCCAAGGAAGCCGACGCACTGCTCGCCGCTGCCACGCCGCTCGCTGGCTCGGACAACGACGACCGCTCGCGTGATCTGGCTATCCCACAGGAAGCCAACGCGCCGCTGCCGACCGAGACCGCTGCCGGCAACGATATCTGACGATCAACGGGGTTCGGTACGCCGAGCCCCATACTCTCGCCAGGTGAGCTATGACCTCCAAGGTTTCAATCTGCAATCTGGCGCTGGCGAATGTCGCAAAGCCGGAAATCCAAGACATTGACGAAGCGAGCGCCGAGGCTCAAGCCTGCCGCCGTTTCTATGACCA